ACCGTCGCCGACGGTTTTGTCGTCGCTCTGGTCGGGCTACGCCCTCCCGACGCAACGACAAAACCGTAAAGCCCCGCGTTCAGCATAACCCGGCAGGAATCCACTTAAATCCAGCGGGGCGCTGTCCAAACAACCGGGGCCAGCTCTTATCTTGGTCGCTGAGGAAGAACCTCAGAAGACGCGGACGGTCACGGGCACACTCTGGTCGTACGGTCCAGTGTTCGACACCAAGGCTCAGAACTGGCGATTCCTGTATCGCAACAAACCGATCTACGCCGACGTACGGGGCACGAGCATAGCGCGGGATGCGATTGCGCGCGGCGGCTCCTTCCTCAACGACCGATACCGCGTGCGGATGGAGGTCACCCCGCCAACAACTCGCGATGGTACGGCACACTACAAGATCATAGAGGTTTTGGAATTTACCCAGGCGGAACAGCAAATCGCGATGGAGCTGAAAAAGCCCCGTGGCAAGCGACGGGGCGGGTCAGCCCAGCGGTGAAGAATCGGGCCATAAATACATGAGACCCGCGCGGGTCTCCCCGGCGGGTCTCTCAAAGCCGTGTCGCCCACGGCTCCCTTATCGTTCTCAAGGCATTCTTGCGGATCGCGGTCGTCGGAACGGTTGCGACACTGTTGCATTGCCGGGCGGGTACGGAGGCCGCCGTCAGAACGAGATCGGGTCTCGGATCAAAAAGTTCGATTCAAGGTGGACATGAGAAGGGTTTACTTCTTCATGACTGTGCTCCAAGTCAGTTCCGGAAGTCGTTCCGGCGATGGCTTACAGTAGCGATTAGGAGGCCCGTGACATGCCCATTCGAGTAGCCCTTGCAACCGCCGCCGTGATCGCCACGGTCGTCTCTGCGCAAGCGGCAAAGCGATTGGAAGTCGGGCAATCCGGCGTGTTGCACACGACCGCCCTGGCCTGCCCTATGCTCGAAGGTTTGCAGGCCGTGTTGAAGACGGCGAAGGCGGACTTTGATGCGGGTCTCGCGAAGGGCGCGGCCGAAGGCTGCAAATCCTACGGCAAGGGGATGGATATCTTCGTTGTCGAAGTCCCCAACGCTTACGTCGCCTGCATCCGGCCGAAGGGAGAGAAATCCTGCGTCTGGACGACGCAGGATAGTGTTCACGCAATCGACTGATTAGGCTCCGGGGCGGGCAGCGTATTCGAGTGCCGCCGATCCGAGGTTCACGGCGAGAGCCGTCCCAACCACGTTGACAATGTTGTCGGGCGACATCGTGCCTCGCGTGCCAAGCTGCGTGTTGTTCGCACCGCTCGCGAACGTCGCCGAGAGCGAGCGGCGCACGTAGTCCGCCCCGAACGTGAAGTTCGTCGCCGCTCCGTTGAGCAGCCGCATTGCCATATTGGCGGTGACGGCGGGGTCAATCGACTTCCCCGTCCACGCCATAATGGCAACCTGCCCGTTGATCGAGGCGTCTGCGTCGCGCGTGATGAGAGTGAAGTCAGCGCTCGTGTTGCCGTCTCCGCGGTCGAGGATCAGGCGGTAGGGCTGACGCCCGCCAGCAACCGGAGGACCGACGATCTCGCCCGCCTTGAAAACGCGGGAGTAGCGCCACTGAGTAACGGCGGGGATCGTGTAGGTCTGCATCTCGTTGACGTTGTACGGAGCCGCCGAGTTGGGCGCGCTGCCGAACATATGGTAGTAGCCGTCGCTCACAACCTTGAGCGTCGTGCCACTGACCAGCAAGCCCTCGACGGCCTGCGCGCTATCGAGCAGCCACCGATTGACAAGTTGATCTTTGGCGATGTCCCAAGCGAGCAACATGCCCGGCGAGCCGTTCGCGCCAGCGGTAAGCCAGAGATACCCGGCAGCCCCTCGCGACGGGTCCACGCAGATATGGTCGATGGGGCCGCCCCATCCGCCGTTGAAGTCGGCGTATCGCAAGAACACGCCGTTCAGCGTCACCCACCATACGTCGCCGTTAGTCGCATCGCTGGCGCACAAAGCTTGACGCGCGTCGTCCCACGACAGCGCGTTCGCCACGAAGGGCAGCACAAGCGGACTGCGCGGAACGGAGCCGTCGCGATTCACGAAGCGGACGCTGTTGTCGGCACCGCTGACGTAAGCCAAGCAACGCAATGCGCCTGCCGTGACGAACGTGACACCCTGCAACCCGCCGATGCCTTGCACCGTCTGGATTTGCGAGACCAAGGTCGAACCGTCAGCCGACAGCCGCACGATGCTGGTCGGCGTCGTGACGCCGCCGGAGCCGCGAGTCCCTCCGAAGTTACCGACCCAAACGTCGGTGCTATCGGGGTCCTGGCAAAAACCCGTGCAGGTAAAACCCTTGCCAGCTTCGCCGCCGGGGATGTCGGGCAGCGGCTGCCGAGCCCCAACAGCCAACGTCGCGCCATTCGAGAACACGCGAGGGATCGCCGCTCCCGTGCCGCCCGTAAGCCATGAGAACTTCGACACATCCTCAGAATAGGACATGAAGTTCGGCGGGAGGGCTACCCCAGCGAGCGGATAGGACAGACCAATGCCGAAACCGAGCCGCATCAGACTGCCCCTTCCAAGCCGGTCGCGGTCGCGGCCGTGACGTGCGTAGCCCAAATGGTCCGCGTTTCACCGGCGGCGAAGTTCATGGTGCGGCTCGCGCCGCCGCGCTTCAGCGTCACGGTGACGGTGCCAGCGGTGTTCGCGCGGATCGCACGGATCGGCTGCGCAAGGGGATTCGCACCCGGCACAATAGGCACCCAATCGATTGCGGGACCATCGAAGGGGACGGCAAAGGGATTCTCACGGGACACGGGGCTTCTCCATTAAGGTCACAGACAGGAAAGCCAGTTGCGTGCCGCGCCGCGAGATCAGTTCAGTAGCCTTTATCCCAGCCTTCGTCCGGCTCGACGGAACTATCGTTCGACGCAGTGATCTGGAACGTCACGCTACTGGCTTGGTGAGCTGCTCAAAGCCTAGATCTCGCTCAAACCGTTTCGCAAGCTCCTCGTAAATTCTTGCCAACTGGATTTCGCCCTTGGCCTGTTGATCCCTCAACTCATGTCGTTCCGGTCGGTCTTCCGAGTAACCACTTGCGGCCCGAGACGCGACGAGCACTTCGTACACTAACTTCTCGATGTTCTCACAGAAGGCTAGGGTGTCGGGTGGAAAGAAGAAACGAGCTTCGTCTAGTTTAAGGCGCAACTTCTTTAATGCCGGATCAGCATCGTTCACAGGAGAATGATTGAATATCGCCTCGATGACGCCTTTTGCCGCAAGATAAATTTCGTACCGTTTGTCGAATAGGTCATGCTTTAACTTGTCGAATGCGATTTTTAACTGAGCATTCGCAATATCCTTCTGCGCGGCTGAAGTGGCCGCTTGGCTCCGTGCGATACCGGCCTGGACGGTGCCAAACCAGATCGCCACGACGCCGGCCGTAACGGAGGCAATGACCGTCGCCATTGGCCCCGCGAATGTCTTGAAAAACTCTAGCCAGGTCATTTGCCCCCTTCGAACGAATCATCGGAAGTATGGCGGGACAACATATCAAGGATACGAGGCCACGCTAAGGGCCGTTCCGGATTACAATAGCTTCCTTCCGCCCGCCACCCGTACTCATGATGCCTTTCCGCTCTGCCAAGTCAGGAACGCGTCGAACCGCTCGCCGATCCGGTCGAGCGAGCGCACCAACCGCTCTTCGAGGCGGTCGATCAGGTGAATGGTCGCGTATTCCAGCGCGACCTTTTCGCGGAACTGCGAAAGCTCGCGCTCGGTCGCGGCAGCCAGCCGGTGGGCTTCCGCCGCCGCGGCTTTCGCCTCATTGGCAATGGCCTGCCCCGCCTTCGCGGACGCCTCATTCTTCGTGTGCGCGATGGCATTGCGGATGACATACCCGACAGCCGAGCCAACGAGCCCGACGACCGTAAGAGCTACGCCTTCTTCCATAGTGATCATTTGGCTTTGGCCGACGCCTTGAGGCGCACTTCGCGCACGTTGGAACGAGAGATCCGGAGACGCTTGTTCGCTTCCTTACGAGCGGCCTGTTCGAGCTTCCACGCAACGCGCGCGTCCATGCCGGGCACCACCTTCGGAGCGGGCACTTCGTCGAGAACGAGCGTGGACTCGTGCGGGACGCTGAAGTCCGGCGACGGCCTAACGCTTTCCGTGGTCTTGCACGCCGACAGGGAAATCGTCAGGAGTGAGCAGGCAAGCAGCGTTCGGCCGAGCCTTGAGGCGTTTTTCATAGTCATCGATTTCGTCCTGTGCTTCCAAGGCGCGCTGCGCCGCTTCGTCACGCTGCTTGCTCGCCGTCTCGGCGGCGTCGAGCGCCATGTCGAGACTCGACTTCTGCCGAGCGATCACGTCGTCGCGCGCCGCGATTTGATCGCGAAGGATCTTCGCTTCGGCCCGATGGTCGGCAGTTCTGAAGCCGAGCAGGAAGACGAGCGCCGTCAGAGCGAGGATGAAGACGAGCTTGGCGGTCTTCGCGTAGCCGCCGAGCAGCGTGCTCACGATGGGCAGGTAGCCGACGATTGCGGCCACGACGATCAGAACGCTCAGGGCGGACAGCGCGATCTCGGAAGTCGCCGCTGCCCATAGGAAGTCGCTGATCGCCGTGGACTCAAAGGCGTCCGTGAAGAACTTCTTGATCATTCCTTTTCCAGCCAAATCCAGAGAGCGAGGCCGATCAGGATGAAGGTGCCCAGGGCGACGATGACCTTCCAATCCTGAAGCACGCCCAGGAAGGACGTGATGGACAGGCCACCGAAGAGGCCGGAGGCCGCCGTGAGCTTGCTCTTGATGAACGCCTTCAGCTTGCCCGGCGCGGTCGCACTCTCGTCACGGACATCGCTGTGCGGTTCGAGATCGACCTGCTCTTCACCGGCTTCGTCGGTGTCGTGGCGCTCGCCGCCTTCCGGCGCCGAGAGAAGGCCGACCGGATGATACGGAAGCGCCGAAGCCTTCAACTGATCCAGCGGATACAGCGGGTTGGTATCGATCTTGCGGCCCGGCGAGATCATCCAATGCGTGATGATGTCCTCAATCTTGAAGGTCTGCGCGAGCGCGAAGCACAGGTCGGTGACGGCCGCAATCTGCTCGGGGCTGTAGTGCAGCCAGTAGCCCGCACCGTGCGCCGTGGTCTTCGCGTACTCGACCTTGAGCGACGGGTCCTTGTTCGTGTCGATGGTGCAGATGTCGTTCTTGTAGACGCCCTCCGACACCTTCTGAAGCTTGCCGGGGTTGTCGATCTCGATGCCGACCGCGTAGCTGTTCATGAACTTCAGCCCCTTCCATTGGGACTGCCCGGCGTGCCACGCCACTACGTTGAACGGCACAAGCTGGGTGATCTTGCCCTGGCGGCTAACGACGACATGCGCCGAGACCTTCGCCGCCGGATTGGTCAGCCACGAAATGTCGCCGTCATCCTTGAGGCCCGACGCGGTGTCGTGGATCACGATGAAGCGCGGCTTCAGAGCGCCGCCGTGGTTCGGGCTCTTGACGAACGGAAACGCGACTCCGTCCCGATACCCAAGACCATTCTTGATGCTGATCGACATGATGTCTCTCCGTTTGTTGAGAGCATCATCGCCAATCGTTGCGTTGCGCGCAGGGCCGTTCGGGTAGCCGTTACCCGCCGCCGCCACCGCCCCAAAAGTCGTCACTTCCTTCGCCAGCGGTCTCGCAAGAGATGCGCGTCGTGAGGCCCTGATCATTGAGACGATGCGTCGCCGATTTGATCGTGTAGCTGCCGTCGCAGTCGGGGTCGAAGCCGATGGCAGTGAGACCCGCCCCGGCGAACATCTCAGTGCGACCGAGGAAGTTGGCGGCGAAGACCTTCTTGCCGCGAGCGAGCGCGCCCTTCGTGGCCTTGGCCTGCGCCTCCGCTTCTTCCTTGGTCTTGAACAGCTTGCGGCTGCGGAAGACAGGGTTGCCGCCGCCTTCCTTCACCCACTCGCGCTCGCCCTTCTTGATGTTGTGCCACGCGGCCTCGACCGACTTGTAGTCGCCGCGCGTCGAGCCGGTGCAATCCCAATCGGTCACGCCGATCTCGGTCAGCATGAATACGGGGGCCGCGCCGCCGCTAGGAAGCATGCCAGAGCCCGCCTTGTTGAAGATGACCTTTTCATCGGCCAGCTTGAAATTCGCCCCCACACGGCCCGCCAAGCGCGTCAGGAAGTTCAAATCGGACTCACTCGACTGATCGATGTGGTCGATCTTGATCCCGCCGACCTCGCCGTTGACGATGGCCGACAGGCCGTTGCGCCCGGCGATGTACTGCACAATGTCATCGACGCTCTTCTCATGATACGAGCGCGACTTCGGCGACTTGATTTCCGTGGTCAGACCGGCGGCCTTCGCCGTCACGGTCATGATCTTCGGACGCCCCTTCTTCGTCCAAGAGTCGATGAGGAAGGTGCCCATGTAGTTGACGCCGGTCTCGACGAAGCCGAGCGAGACCTGAAGCTTGGAGCCTTTGCCCGGCGCAGGGATGTGCTCCCGATTGTCGATCTCAAGCTCGCAGCTATCGGACTTCTTTCCCTCATTGTCCTGAACGGTCAGCGAGAGCAGCGGGCCGCCGCCCAGGACGCCGCCGGGAATGACGTGGCCGCCGCCTTCCAACGGCAGGCCGAAGGGGGCCGGGATCAGGTTGGCCGTAATGTCGCGGCCGTCGAGCAGGATGCGGGCAGCGGGCGTCACGACCAAATCCTCGCGGCCGTGTTGACCCTCTTCACCGTGAAGGCGGGGATGTTGATGGTCATGCCTTGCGGCAGCTTCGTCCCGGCGGCGGCGAGGCCGGGGTTGGCGCGCAGGATCGCCTCCGTCGCGCCGTGCGTGACGCCGAAGCGGTTGTAGGCGATCAGGTCAACCGTATCGCCTTCGATGGTCGTGTATTGCGCCATCAGACGTAAGCCTTCAGATCAATCGTGAACTCGATCTTACGGGGAGCACCGTCCGACATCAGGGTCTCTTGCCCCTCCCTGATCTTCTCGATCACGTAGTTCCCGAGATACCGGCCGAAGCCGGTGACGAGCGGGAGCGGCTGCCCAATCCCGGCCTGCGCACGCATCTGATCGACCTGCCGCAGCCCGCCGCGATAGTGCGGATAGATCACGCCATCGAGCGTGATCGTGTCCTCGCCGGGGCCGACGTACTGCGGTGCCGGAGCCATGCCGATCCGCTCCGTGGACGGCCAGCGCCAGGCCGAAGTCCGGTCGAACTTCTGATAGGCGCCGGTGTTGATCGAGAAGCGGTACGCGCCCAGCGCGAGAAGGACGGTGCTCTGCATGTCAGTCGCTCAAGAGTCCACGCTGCTCGGACTCGAGCCGCGCGAAGGCCGCGTAGACCGCGTCTTCAGCCGCCCGACGAACATCGTTGGGGTTGCCGCCCTGAACTTGGACGGTGATCTGCGCCGTGTTGCTGCGCGAGACCGTCGTGTTGTTCTCGCTCGAACTGGCGACCGCCGACGCACCATCCGAGGTCAGACGGCGCAGCGTGTCGTTGGGCTCGATGCGGCCGGACATGCCGGGCACGAAAAGCTCGGGGCCTTGCTCGCCGACAAGGTACGGCTTGCCGAAGCTCACAGGCCCGCCCATAGCGCGAGCGCCAGCAATAGGCGCAGGGGCCGCACCGCCTGCCGGGGCTCCCTTGCCCCCGCCGCCGCTGCTAAAGATGCCCTTGATGGCGCTGCCCAGCGACATCGCCTTGTCGATGGCTGCGCCGAAGAAGCCAATCAGGCTTTGGATCGCGGAGATGACCGACCGCACGCCCGACGCTGCAACGCCGCCAACGGTCTGGCCCCACTCGCGCCACTTCGCATTGGTCGCGTCGAGCGGACCGAGCAATTGCGACATCCAATTGTAGACCGAGGCCAAGCCGTCCGAGATTGCCTTCACGGCCGGACCGGCGGGGCCGAGACCTTCCATGAAGCCCTGACCGAACCCGGCGAAGAACTCCTTGATGCCCGCCCAATTGTTGTAGACCCACACGCTCAAAGCCGTCAGCGCGACGACCAGCGCCGTAATGATCAGACCGACCGGGTTGGCGACCAGCGCCCACATGGCGAGGCCGATGGCCCGCAGAGCCGTCAGCGGGAAGAGCAGGATCGACCGCCCCAGGGCGAGCAGAGAGCCGCCGAGAGCCGAGAGCGTCGCCCCTGCCCCCAGGGCCGTCAGCATGCGGAAGCCCAGGGCCATCGCCGCCAAGCGGCCTACAGCGGCAACCCCGACGCCAGCGATCACTCCGGCGAGCAGCCGGAACGGCAACAGCATCCCGAGCACCGCGAGGTTGAGGCCGCGCATTGCGAGCAGCCCGACACGCCCGAGCGCGCCCAGGACGAAGAGCAGCGGACCGGCGGCGGCAGCCGCAGCGGCAAAGTACACGCCGGTCTTCAACAGCGCCGGGTTCGTCTCGGACAGCTTCTGCAAAGTGTCCGCAAGCTTCGTGAAGGCGTTGGCGATGTCGTTGCCAACCGACTCAACAATCGTGTTGCGGAACTTCTCCCAGGCAGCGCCGAGCTTGAGCAGGACCGCAGGCAAGCCTTGGTTGGCGATCTTGTATTGCTTCTGCGAATAGCCGTCAGACTTCTCTTCGACCTCTTTGATCATCGCCGGGAGGTCGGCCTTCAGCAACGCCATGTAACGTGAGATGTGGCGTGCTTCGAGAATCTGCGCGATGTCGCCGGTCGTCGCGACACCGTCGTCCATCTTCTTCTTCAGGTCGGTCATGAACTTCGTGATGTCCACCTTCGACCCCGCCGCAGCGACGGCGTCGTTCACGGACTCCGAAATCTTGTCGGCGTCGACCGCCGACGAACTTCCGATGGCCCCTTGCACGGCCTTGGTGATCGCGGCCGACAACCCGGCGTGGTTGCCTTGGTTGTTCTTGATCGCGTCGGCGATCTGCCCCTTCAACGCCGCTCGCGTCGATGCCGTCCGCCTTCAGGTTCTCAAGAACCGTGTCGGCGGTGACAGGCCGTGCCTGGGTGTAGTCGGAAAGGTTCATGCCGATCCGGCTCAACGCCTTCATGCCGCCCTTCGGCATCTTGACGAGACGCACGATGGCAGAGCGCAGCGCGACGCCCGCTTCGGAGCCGAGTACACCGGCCTTCGCGAACGCCATGACCATCGCGGTCACGGAGTCGAGCGAATTGCCCGTAGTTGCGGCGACGCCGCCCGCATACTTGAACGACTCAGAGATGTCCTTCATGGACGCGACCGTTGACACGGCGGCGTAGACCATGCGGTCAGTGACGACGGTCGAAGACTTCATCGCCTGCTCATAGGTCTTCATGGGCATGCGAAATTGCGTGATCGTCTTGCTCAGCGACGCGCCGACATCGGCAGGCGTCATGTCGCCCGCGAGCGCGGACGCGGCCAAGACCTGTTCGAGCGCACCCTTGGCCTGCTCGAACGTGAAGCCCGCCTTCAGAAGCTCGGTCGCCGACTTCATGATGCCCGTGGCACCACCGGCGTCATACCGACCGGCCAAATCCTGCGCCATCTTGGAAAGCTCGACGCGCTGCTCTTTCGTCGCTTCGCCCAACGCCTCGACCATGTTGCCCGCCTTGGCGAACTCGGCAGCGTCCTTGATCATGCTCGCGCCGAACCACGCGGCGGGCGTCGTGACGCCGAGCGTCGCGTTGCAGCCATGCCGCTGCATCACGGCCATGCGCTTCGAGGTATCGGCGAGATGCTTGTTTACGGCCGCGAACGGCGCGTTCATTTTTGCAGCCATGCCAGCGAGCGAAGCTCCCAGGCTGTTGACCTGGGACTTCGCTGCGTTGACTGCGGCGTTGAGGCTGGGGCTAACCTTGCCCCCGATGTTGACGAATACGGAGAAGCCGGTCGCCATGTTACTTTGCCTTCATCGCCTTGTTGATGTCGGCCTGAAGCTTCGTGGCGTCTTCAAGCCAGCCGTAGAAATCGTCGAGGGACATTTCCTCGACTTCAGAGATCGAGACGCCGCCTTTGGTCAGCCGAACGAGCGTCAGAATCCCCTTTCGGAGATCGCTTAGCTCGACTGACCCCCACGAAAAGCATCGAGTTGGTCGCTCAGCTTCTTCGCGTCGATCTCGTCAAGCTCCGCGATCACGTCCGGCGCGACGTTGCAGAGGTCGGACAGGAGCAGGATTCCCTTGTCGGCGTCGTGGCCCTTGAACTTCGCGGCCTTAAGCGAGTCCTTCGTCTTCGGCCGACGCATGGTCATCGTCTTGTAGGTCTTGCCATCGACCTCGAACGGAAAGTCGAGCGTGATTTCCGCCGACAGCCGCATGTCTTTCTTCTCAGTCACAGTCTAGTTCTCCCACTAAGTTGAGGACCGACCCGTGCGCTTGCGCGTAGAGGGGTCGGCCATGTTGCCCTACATGCCCATCGCAGTGCGAATGGACGCAAGCTGATCCACGCCGTTGACGATGCGGATCATGTTGTCGATGTCGATCTCGACAACGACGGTGTCCTGAATCTGAATCTTCAGATACCGAATGGACATCTCGGCTTCGTTCTGCGTCAGGTCGCCCGCTTTCCAGGTGCCCAACGTGTTCTTCTTGAAGCCGCCGTGCAGATCGACGGTCATCGGGACCGCAGTCTCGCCGTCACGCTGAAGCGCGCCGCGAAGCTGGATACGGGCGGCGTTGCCGTCCATGTTGCCCCACAGACCGAGAATCTGGTTGGCATACTCGCCGAAGGTGAACTTGGCGGTCAGCGTTTCGAGGCCCATGTCCAACTCGACATTGCCGTCCATGCCGCCGCCGCGATACTCTTCCGTCTTCACGGAAAGCTCGGGCAGTTCGACTTCGGAGATGCGACCGGCGTAACCGACGCCGTTCACGAAGCTGTTGAAGTTGCGAAGTACGCGCGGGATCATCTTTCGTCCCCGTTATGCGAAGAGGTTGCGGATGTAGTCCGAGACGAGATGCGACCGGAAGGTCACACGCTCGGCCGGGTACGGCGGGGTGAAGTCATACGAGAACGTCACATGACCTTGCGAGATGTCGGCTTCGGTGTTGAACTCGGGATCGACCCAGCAGTCACCACCGAGGATCGCACCGCGCACGCGAAGCTGGCGCATGTACGCCTTCACCGACGCGGTCACGTCCTCGAAATACTGCTTGGTGATCGAGCGATCCACCGCCCAGCGATGGGCCTTCGCGATGGAGATGTCGATCATGTCGCCGGTACGCGAGACGGACAGGAAGACGAACTTCGGATCGGCCGAGCAGGTGCGGTTGCCCCACAGATACCAACCTTCGTCGCGGATGAACGTCGCGATCTCATTCTCGTTGAGAATGTTCGCGCGGCTGTTCTTGTCGCCGTAGGCGTAGTCGATGGGACGGCCCAGGCCGCCGATGCCATAGACTTCCTTGTTCGACGGCGACTCCCAAAAGCCCTTCTCGTTGTCCACGCGCGAGATCAGGCCAGCCACTCGGGCGGACGAGTGTTCGAGCGCGTAGGTGCTGGTCTTCACGGACCAACCCGCGACGGTCGGATCAACGATGAACACGCGGCGCGTGCCGTGGTCGTTGCGGTAGGCGAACGCAGCGGCATCGGTGGTCGAGGGACCATCGGCGATGATGTGCGCCTTGAAGCCATCAGCCAGCTGCTTCAACTCGCTGACGACCGGGTTCGCCGAAGCGCCGATCTGGATCGTGATGGTCGCGCCGGTGCCGTCGCCGGTAACGGTCGCGGTCAGCGGCGAGACGATGCCGAAGCCGAGCGAGTCGAACTCAAGGCCAGTGATCTTGCCGCCGGTGATGATCGGCTTCGCGGTCGGCAGCACCGCGCCCGCACCGCCGCCCGTGAAGGCCACGGTCGCCTGGGTGTAGCCGTTGCCCTGCGCGGTAACGGTATGACCGGCAACGCCGAGCGGACGCTGATGCGTGAAGCCCGGTGCGATCAGGATCATCGGGGACACGCCGCACTCGGCTTCGGCCGCGCGGAAGACGTGAATGCCGGTGAACGCGCCGGTGTCGGCATCGACGCCACCGATGACCTTGGAAAGCTGCTCGTTCTCGGTCTGCGCATCAGCGACGCGGACCACGACGATGAGCGCACCGCCCTGATCGTAAATCGAGTCGATGGCCTGCGGCAGCGTGCCGGTCGCGCCGATCATGGCCGCCGCCTGACGACGGTTGACGAGCACGGGGGTGTCGAGGGGGAACGCCACTTCGTTCGCGAGGGGAGCGGTGCCGATCAATCCGATGACGGACGAGCGGACGGTCTGGATCGGCCGGGGGCCGCTATCGACGACGACAGTCTCGACGCCGTGAAGGAAATCGGTAAGGGACATCTGTTCTCTCAATCCTCAGTATTGGGATTGAGCGTACCCTAGCGATCACCCTGCCCGGCGTCGGGACCGTTTGGGTATCCCTTACTCGATGCCTTGCGCGAGCGTGAAGAGCGCGACAAGCTCCGCTTCGCTCTTGTTCAACTGCTCGGCGCAGCCAATGACGAACGGATGATTCATGTCGAACTCCGTCGTCCACTGCCAGCTATCTTGCACGTCGCGCGACTGCGAAGCGACGTACTCTTCGATTTCGTCGCGGAGCCCCAGGGCGTTCATCGCCAGCCGGAGTTGGCGCGCGCTGGCCTTCAGCACCGGCGGCGGCAAGCGCTCCGTCATTGCGACCTGCGTCACGACGCCGTCCACGCGCTTGATGGTCGTGCTTACGATCTTATAGCCGTCAGGCGCGGTCGCGGGTGCAACCCTGTAGACGCCGATCTTCTTAAGGTCCGCGTCCGACCAAAGCTCGACAATCTGCCAACTCTGTTGAGCCGCGCCGACAGAGATCGTCTGCCCGTAAGGGAGTTGCGTGAAGACGCCCTGGGACGTTTCCTGAACAATGATTTTCACGTTTAGCTCCATGAGATGTAGACTGCGCCGTTGGGGCCGTAGGCCCCCGGCGATTGAGCGAAGTTGAATGGCGTACTGTTCGCGCCGTAGCCGCCGGGAGCGCCGCCGGTGCCGACATTGATCACCAAAGTCTGCCCAATCGAGATAATGCCCCTGAGATGGCTCCTAGTCGCGCGAGCGCCATAGCCTCCATATCCTGATTGAACAGGGCTATCACCGCTTGCGAGATAACCGCCTGCGCCGCCAGCCGCGCCGCCTCCGGTGATGTTCTGGTCGCCGCCCTGCGCAGTGCCAGCGGCACCCGTTGCTTGGTTCGCGCCGCCTTGGCCGCCAAAGGCGATGACGTTCAGAAGCGCGGGGTTCTGTTGCAGGTAGACTTGTGACGTGCCGCCAGTGTCGCCCGTGCCGCCCTGACTGAAGGTCATGCCGAACGGCGGGGTGGTGAGGACCATGCCGCCCGGCCCCTGCCCGCCACCGCCAGCCCCGCGAACGTCATAGTTGAAGTTGCGGTGCGCGGGGACGGTGAAGGTGTAGGTGTAGGTGCCCGGCGTCGTCCAAGCCATGCTGCCGGGAGTGACGGGCGGAAAAGCGCTCGGGATGATGCGACGAAACGGAAGGATCAGCATTACCAGACCTTCCAGCCCGCCGCGATCCAAGCGCCGACGCCAGCGTGATACTCGGCGGACACGACCACCGCAATCGCGCCCGCACCGGCGTAGACGCTGGGGACAATGTTGTCAGGGAAGCGGATGTTGCTGTTCCAGCCAACCGTTCGGCTGCCGGTCGGGTCTTGAATGAACACGACATCGACGACCTGACCGTCCTTGGGGTTGTTCAGGCTGACGACGACGTTGCCCGTGAGCGTGACGGTCCAGCGCGAGCCCTGCGTGCAGTCGATCTGCACCGTGCCTGCGCCGCTCGCGCCGTAGTTCTTGAACTGCGTGGCCTGCCACAAGATGTCAGTCGTGAGGACGCCCTGCCCCGTTGCGGAGCGGAGATCGGCCAGCACGACGCCATTGGCGATAGCGATGTTGCCCAGGCCCAGGTTGGCCCGACCATTCGCTTGCGAGGTCGCATCCAACCCCTGCGCGGCCGTGTCGATGCGCAGACGCTTCGCGAGCGAGTCGAGGATCGCGTTGATCTGCGTCATGTCGGTAAGCTTCGCAGCGATCTCGACAAGCGTGTCATAGGCCGGTTCGACGCCGCCCTTCAGATCGTTGATGGCCGACGTGATCGCAGCACCGTACTGACCGACGATGGTCGTGTGCAGCGCGGTCGCAGCCGACGTGATCATGTCCATGACGCGCTTCACGACGGGAACGGCGGCCTGCGTCGCGCCTGCGGTCGCTTCGGCTGCCGTGGCAAGGCGGACGCCGCCGATCTCGGTCTCGGACGCGGGCTCGATGCCCATGCCTTCCAAGTCTTCGCTGATCGCGGTGATCGCGTCACGAATCCGCTGCGCGTCGTCACGCGCAACGTTGTCGGGATGCGGGAGCGGATAACCGCGCGTCGTGCTATCGTTCGGCATGGCCTATTAACCCGTGGTGGACTTGACTGCGACGGCGCGGATGTTGCGAGCGTTGGAGCGAGCAGCGGGGCCGCCGCTGATCTTCACATACGCGCGCGACGTGGCGAGGTTGACGTGATCGAGCATGTACTGGCGCTCTTCCCAGCCGTCGCCGAGCGGCGTGGCCTTTTCGAGCATCAGCGCGTTGGAGGCGGACCACACCGGCAAGCCAGCGTTGACGCCCGTCTGGATTTTCGCCTCGAACGTCGCAGTGCCGGGCAGATACACGTCGAGGATCAGGCGGACCTTCGAGTCGGTGCCCGCCTCGAAGGCGCGCGTGATGTAGTCGCCATCCGCCTGGATCGCGCCCGCCACAACCTGAACGTAGGGCAGCATGATCGGCCAGAGGCTGGTCTTTCCGGTGACGCGCAGACGGACCTTCAGCGTGCCGGTGATGGCCTGCGGAAGCGAGACGTTCACAGCCGGGGCCGTCACATACTTCGCGCCGTTCGGGGCCTCGAACTCGACCTCGATAGCGGTGCCTTCGGGGCGCTCGGCCGCGAGCAGCGGCATCAGGTCCGAGCAATTCACAACCGGCAGATCACCGACCTCGATGGTCTTCACGGCTTGGGTGAACTTGGCGCAGCGCAGGCGGAAGCCCAGCGAGCGGCCCGGCTTGGGCAGCCAGGTACGCGAGTCCGAGCCGTCGAGGAAGGTGCCGAGCGGGAAGGCGTTGCTCGTCACCCATCCGTTGATCTGGTCGAAGCCGCCCAGGTCGGCGATGGCGACCGAATGGTTCGTGTCTTCGGTCAGAAGCGTGATCGCATAGCTGCGATCCTCGCGCAGCGTGACGGGACGTTCGAAGGCGGCGAAGGTCCAGTCGCTTTCGACGCGGGGCGCAACCGAGAGCGGGTCGATGACCTTCACGGTATTCATGTCGAGGATCGACTCGGCGACGACGCGCTCGGTCGGAAGGCCAAGCTCGACCTCGCGGATTTGGATCCGCACAGGCTTGCTCTTGTCGCCGACCTTGGTGAACTTCACGTCCACGCCGAGCGCCTGCCGGGGCTCGCTCAGACGGAAGGTCTGCGCAAGCGGGTCGGCGCTATACCAATAGGTGGTGACGATGGTGCGTTCGTTGGTTATCGTGGTCAGCCAGCCGTATGCGGTATAGAGCGCATTGGCAGACGAACCGCCGACGCCCTCGAACGCAACGTGCTTCACGCCGACCGGAACGTTCGCCGGAATCTGGAACGCCGAAGTCAGCGTGCCATTGCCGTCCGCGCGGATGGTGCCCGCCGGGGTCACGTCGATGTCGTCGAACGTCACCTTCTTCAGGACTTCGTTGTAGCCCCACTTGTGAATCGTGAAGGCGACCGAGCGCTGACGGATGGTCTCTTCCGCGACCGTGGCGTTGTTGACGATGCGATCCGTCGTCTCGGTGGTCGTCCCGATCAGCGGGCCAGCGGCGAAGTTGGTGCGCTGCCAAGCGACGCGAGACGTGAAGACCGAGGTCCAAACGTCCTGCGTATCGGTCCAAAGATCGACGGACGGGTTGAGAGCGACATCGGTCGCCGGGGGGCCGAACGACGCATAGGGGTTGATCTTCGATTCGCCGGTGATCTGGCGCTGCTCGAACACGTTCTCGAACGTGTACGTGAGCGCCGTGTCGGCAGGCATCGTCGTGACGGTCGGGATGATCGGCAGCCAGAGCAGGCCGCCGAAGATCGCGCCGGTCTGAGGAAGGCCCTGATCGCGCATGTCGTCCTCGAGCATCGGATCGACGAACACGCCGCGCTTCGAGGCGACTTCCTTCCGATCCACGTCGCGCTGAAGCCGCTCTTCGGCAACCAGTGCGTAGAGGTCGCTGACCATCGTTTCGAGGCTGCGCAGATCGGCGAACGGCATGCGGACGGTCGCGACCTGCTTGATCGTCGGGACGAGACCCCAATTGTTGTAGACATCGGCCAGCTTGTGCAGCGTCGGCGCGACGGTCGTCGGCTGCGGCGCGTACAGCGAGCTAATGCCCTTCAGGTATGAGATCACGCCGTGCTGATCGACCACGATGGCGTCATAGCGCGGCAGCTTCGTCTCGTACTTGATGAACGCAGTCGTGTCGTCGGCCGCGCCGGTGATGTCGAAGCCATCGCGCGTGATGTTGGTCGGGACCGCGTTGGTCAGGTAGCGATACGTGACCTGATAGGTCGAGCCCGGCGCAACCTCCGCACCGCTCGGCGACCAATCCACGGCCGCGCCGGTCAACTTGTAGTCGGAGGTCGGCGCATAGGTGGTCGCGCCCTGCTTGACCTGACGGATCGAGAGGACGGTGGGATCGGGCAGAGTATCGGAGGCACCACTGAAGTTGCCATGCGTCAACGTCACCGTCTTCTCGGCGATTATCGTGACTTCCTTGATCGAGGCGATGGGCGCGAACCGCACCTTGATCGTCTGCGTGCCGGAATTGACTGCATGCGGCTCGTCATCGAGCAGCATGATCTCGGGCTCTTCGGTAACGCGAAGGCGCGCGGAGGCGGGCCGGGTCCGCTTGTAGCCCCAAACGTTGATCGTGCCTTCCGAGATGGTGAAGGTCTGCTTGCTGGACTCGTCGAGGCCGAGCGCCTTTACGTTGAAGCCCTCCACGACGTAGCCGCCATGCGCCTCGCGGTCATAGCGCGCGAGCAGGTTCACCCAGGCGTCATCCATGCCGGGCTCGTTCGGAGTGTCGATAGTGCCGTCCTTGACGGTATAGATCGGGAAGAAGTCGCCTTCCTGGCCGTCGCCCTCATAGCCCCACCGGCCGAGCATCGCGAGCGCCGATGCGCCCGGCTCGCCCTGCGCCCGCGTGCCCGGAGCCATACCCTTGAGGGTCGGATCGTTCTCATAGGTCACGGTGAAGGTGCGGAGCCAGATGCCGATCACGACCGTGCCGACCGCCGAGATGACGAAGTTGCGGGCTTCGATGTCATGCACCGCGCCGCGAATGTAGACCTTGGCCGCCGCCAACTGCGCTTCGACGGTCGCGTTGATGATCGGCCCGAGCACGATGGCACCGCCGAAGACAAGCGAACCGTCGCGCCAGAAGGCATCGGCGACGCCCTTCAGGCGGTTCGCTTCGATGTCCTGAATGACGTTCAGTTCGTTGCTCGTCAGGAAGCGGTCATAGTGCGCAACGAGACGCTGATACCCCTTCGTCTTGTCGAAGGTGTTGATGTAAGCCGGAAGTTGGTCGCGCGCGTCTGCCATTTTCAGATCACCAGAACGTAAGAGAATCCCTGCCGCTCGCTCGGGGAGCGGACCTTGCCCGCGAAGCGGTCGAGCAGGAGCAAGTATCCCGGTTCGGCGACCTGATCGGGAGTCAAGTACAGTTGCCCTTCAGGCACTCCCGGCTTGCGCGTGCCATCGACATAGATGCCGACTTCGCGGATCGTTTCGGTCGCGGCTTCGAGGTAATCGAACAGCACGTTGCAATAGAGGTAGCGCGTCGCCGTGGTCGAGATCGTCCACCGCTGGCCGCCCGGCGTGCTGATGTTGCCGTTGTCGTCCGGCACAACGAACTCCACCGACGACGCGATGCGACGGCCAACTTCGTTGACCAAGGCGGTCTCCTCGGAGCCCAAGGCGGGCGTGCCGTACTGAACCTGAGCCTGGACGGTCGCGCCCGGCGCGATCTGGCCGCCGTTGATGCGCGTCACCGCGCCGGTGTTGGCGTTGAACGTGTAGTCGCGCGGCGTCTCGAACGTGAGAGCGCTATCGACGCTCTTCACGGCCAGCGCCGAGACCGGCGCGTGATCGAGCATGAAGCGCTCGGGCGAACCCGAGAACGTGAAGTTCTTCACGTCGGTCTGCCCCCACCACGAGTCCCCTCGCCCCCAGGCGAAAAACATCGTGCGAGACTTCAACGCGGCGGCGAGACCTTCGCGCCCGCTATTAACCAGAAGTGCCATCGGGTCCTCCGTAAATCGTGAACTGTTCAATGTTGGAATAGGAGACGTTCGGCCAAGGCACGCGCGGCCAAGGCATCAACGTTTCCTTTGCGAAGTCGATCTGCTCGCCCGAGAGAGAAGCCTGAATGGAGACGACGGAGGGCTCGACGACCTCGCCATCGAGCAGCGAGCGGTCGAGCACGAAGCCTTCCTCGAAGCGCGCGACGCCCTCGACGGACGTGAAGACACCGCCATCCATATCGACGTTGAAATCGACTTCCTCGCTGTGCTGCTTGCCAAACGAGAGCTTCGGCTTGATGCCGGGCATATAGACGCCGGACCAATCGTCGAGCAGCGCACCGTCGAGGCGCATCATGTCGAGACGCATCGGCCGAATGTCATAGCCGCCATAGATGCGACCCAGGACGCTCGACGCCTTCTTCGAGAGGTTCGCCAGCCCGATCAGGTTGAGCAGCACATCTTGGTCAGGCCGCTCCGTGAGCCCGATCTGGAACAGGCCCCAGCGCACAGCGCCGTGATCTCCGCGCTCATAGAAGCCATCGAGGCCCAGCCAATCGAAGACGATCTCATAGGCTTCCACGCGGCCCCGGAGCGTCTGCCAACGCTTGCCTTCCTTGTAGAGCCTCTGATGGTCGGCGACGAACTCAGCCGCGTCTTCGAGGCCCCAATGGCGCAACAGCCACGGCAGAACGTCTTCGGGGATCACATCGAGATAGCGCACGTCGATGATCGACTGCACCAACGCGGCATAGCGCGAGCGCGAGTCAATAGTCTTCACAACGGACCGCTGAAGCGGCGTCGTGTTGCGCGGGACGATGTCGATCAGGTCGGTCATCAATAGGACCGACCCTTGAAGTTGAGCTTGACGGTGCCGAGCGCCACGGCCTCATTCGGCTCGGCGCGCGTGTAGTCGTCGGCGGCAGGCGAGATCATGACGATCCGGCGGACGCCGGACGTGCGCAGGGACGCGATCACGAAGTCAGCGGTGAAGTCCCATCCCAGGCGGCGCGCCGCCGCGAACTCGGTCTTCAGGCGATCTTCGGCCGTCTGCAACTCACTCGCCGGGGCTTCCGGCAAGAGCCACACGTCCGCCTCGACGATGACAACGCGGATCACGGCCGGGACGACATCGACGTGATCGTTATCGCCCAGGACGAGCGGATCGTTCAGCGCGGCGGTGACGGTCGCGAGCAAGGCGGGGCTAGTACCCGGAATCAGAGCTGAGTGATACGGCGGCCTTTGAAACGGCGTTGACGGACCTTTTTCTTGGTCCAGACGAAGGGCTCGGCTCTGTCGTTGTATGCGTTGACGTAGGCATCGATGTGTTCCTGAAGCTGCTTGAGGCTCGTGAAGGAGGTGCCGCTGAGCGACTGCCCCTGCAAGATGGAAAACCATACTTCGACCTGATTGAGCCATGACGCACTTGTCGGCGTGAAATGAAATTGCACG